CCCATTCACCCCCTGCTACACACACTCGGGGCGGAAGGACGCCCCCTGAGGCTCCCAGGGCCTTCTGGGCCATATCCACAATCACCCGCCTGATGCGCGCGCCGACCGGCGGTTTCCACCAGCCACGCGGCGCTTCGTCACCGTCGAAGTCGTCGGCCTGCTCGCCGTAGATGGAAGTCCCGGCGACCGGCACAGGCTCATAGCCATATTCGGCCGCGCCCTGGCGTGAAGCATACCAGGCGAGGATGCCGGCAATGCCGGCGTCGCCGTGACGATCGAAACCGTCGCCGCCCTTGTAGCGGAAATTCTCGGGCACGCGGATGATGCCGTCGACATATTGCAGCGCTTGGTGATCGCGGATGATGTCGTCATCGCCGGCCACGACGATCTCGCCGTCAGAGAATGCCTCGATATAGGCGGTGCTGTTGGCGCCATACCAGCCGGCGTTGAGCTTGATCTCGCTGACCCGCTCGCCCCAGCGCTGGCGCGCGACCTCGGCGAGATAGGCGCCATTGCCGGTCGCGTCGAAGGCAGCATGGCCAAATCGCGGCAGCGCGTCGCCCAGGTAGAAGACGACATCGCGTTGCGTCTCATAGGGGACGTTGCGCAATTCGATCACCAGCTTGCCGCGCCGGACCAGGTCCTGGCCCAGTTCGTTGACAATGATGACCGACCCGTCGCCACTGCGTGCAAAGTCCTGGCCAAAGTCATGCCGGCGTGTCTGATCGAGCTTGTCCAGGATTGGGCGCAGCTTCTCGCGAAGCCAGGTCTCCATGATCCGTTTGCGCTCTTTGGCGGGCGCGCTCTTGAACGCGTCTTCCAGCGCCCAGCGAACGACGGGAATGGTGCGATCGCTGTTGTTCTCGATCATCACCCGCGACAGGGCAGAGCCGGCCGCATCCGAAGGGATCGCATCCAGCTCCTGCCGCATCTGGGCGGTGCGGACGCCATAGGCGCCCCTGATCTTGGCTTCCCATTCGTCCTGGGCTTTCTGCGACCAGGTCTTCCCGCGCGTCAGGCAGACCCGTTTGAACAGCCCATTATCCACCGCCTTTTGGAAGGGGATGAAATGGAGCTTGTAGGAAACCTTGCCGGCCTTGGCTTCCTGGATCAGTTCGTTGAACGGGTTGAGCACGCCGTTATGCGTACTGATGACGCGGATTTTGCCGCCCCAGATCAGCAGCGCATTGACCGCGTCCAGCACGGCGCGGACATCCTTGTGGAACGCCGCTTCGTCGATGACGACCACGCCCTGAAGACCACGGATATTTTCCGGCCGGGACGATAGCGCCTCGACGCGAAAGCCCGATGCGAACTTGACGCGGTAGGCACTGATGAATTTCGACGTGCCGTCGTCCAGCTGATCTTCGAACAGGAACTCTTCGACATCGACCAGTTCTTTCGCAACCACCCGTGCGAAATGGGCGACATAGCCGATGAACTCGCGGCCTTTGTCCTTGGTATCACCGATGTAGAAGACATTGTCGCCACCGGCCGAGCGGGCCGACGACGCGATGATCGTATCGTCCAGCGCCTCGGCATAGGTAATGCCGGTGCGGCGGCCCTTCTCCCCCAGCTTCAGGTCCGACTGATCTTCCAGCCATTCCTTCTGATGGTCCATGAGGATGCCGTCAGCGAGCGGATCATGGTCAGAGGGAAGCTCAAAACCGCGCGGCAGTTCGGGCGGCAGCTTCTCCACGTCGCGCGACATGACCGGCGCGATCGGCGCGGCCTTGGGCATCGGTTGACCGGGACCAGCCAGCGCTGCGGCCATGGCGACGCCGGCCACAAACATGGACTTGCCTTTCGCGGGCTTCTTGGGCGGGATCATGCGGCAGCCCTCAGAGCTTGCTGCAAAATCGTGCGGCACACATCAGCATGAAGCAACAGAAGGCGGGCTTCGCTTTCATTATCCCGCAAGGCCCATTCGGTCATCCGGCCATGGAAGCGCTTCGCGCGCTCCCGCGCTTTATCCATGGCAGAAAGACCGTCCAGGATAGACGGATAGGTCGTCTTGATGACCACAGCGGAAAGGCGGGTTGGAACGGCCTGATCGAGTGCGGTCGATACGAGCAGGCTCAGCCTGTCGATCGCGTGGCGCAGTCGGATTTCTTCCGGCCCATAGCGTGGCACGATCGCGCTCATATCCGCAGCCCCAGAACATCGCGGCGGATCTGCGCGGCGCGCTCGGCGGTGAGGCCGGCTTCGGTGGCAACCTTCTCGGCCTTCTCGGCCGCGCGCTCGATCTGGGCGGCGGCGCGCTCTTCCAGCTTCTTGCGCAGTTCGTTCGACGCCTTCTGCGCCGACACGACGGAAGTCAGGGCGCGCGCCATCTCCATGACCGACTTGCTGTCGACCTCGCCCTTTTCCAGATTTTCATAGATCGCGACCTTGATCATTTCCGCGACCGCGACCGTGACCTGGTCGGCGCCATCGGTGCCCAGATCGGCGACGATCTCGGACGTGATATGGCGGACCTCGTCCAGCTTGCGGAACTGGATCGACTTGCGCACCGCCCAGCGGCTGAAGGCCGACTTGGAGACGCCTGCGATTCCCCGATCGGCCAGCCGCTTGTTGAACTCGCCGACGATCGCCGTCTGCGGCATCGTGCGATCGCGCAGCTGCTCGATCGCCCAGGCCAGATCGGCATCGGCTTCCTCGGGCAGCTGGTCGAGCGACGACAGCCAGCCGCGCCCCTGGCGGCGTTCCGTACGATCGTCGCTCATGTCAGCAACTCCTGGCGGGTCGAGGTCACCGCCTGATTAAGGTCGACCTTGCGACCGGCGCTCCAGCCATGATCGCGATCGTTTTCGGCGGCGGCTCCGCTCGCAGCGGTCTCGCGCGGACGTAGCGCCACCGCACGAAAGTGGCGGGCGATATAAGCCCGGACCACCTCGGGCATCTCCGCCTCGGGACATAGTGCCTCGATCTTCACCCGCACCGCGACAACCCAGCCCTCGCAGAAGGCATCCGCTCGCGCAGTCTTGCGGCGGGGCGATTTCACGCGCTTGAGGTTGGTCGCCATGTAAGCGGTGCGCGCACGCTTCAGCTGGCGATAGAGCGTGCCGAAAGCATAGGACGCAATCTCGGGATTGGGCGTCAGGCCGACAAATGCCCAGCCGGTGTCGCCGCATGAAATAGCGGTTGTCGGGATCGCCCGCGCGACGGTGACAGCAAGCAGCGTTTCCCAGCGCGTCGGGGTCCAGGCGCAACTGCCCTTCGCCCGGTACTCCCCCGCGTCGATCAGATCGACATCGGCCTGGTCGACGCCATATTGCTCCATCAGGCGCCGCACGGTCGCCAGCGCTGCCGCCGCCTCATGCTCATTGGCCGACTTGGACATGGCCAGGCATTTGCGAATTTTCGCCAGCAATTCCTGTCGGGTCATTGCGTCACCTGAAGCTTGAGGGATTGGGTTAGCGAAAAGCTGCCATCGGTGCGGATGCGCAGGTCCGCGCGCCAACCATCGGGAAAGCGGGCGATGATCCGGGCCGGATTGCCGGACGGGGTCAGCCAGGCCATGACCGTTTCCGGGTCCTGGTCGCGACTGACAACACCGGCCTCCTGAAGCAGCGCCACGGCATTGGCCGGGATCAGTTGGACCCTGCGCAGCTTGCCGCGCTTACGCATGGTCGGACGGACGGGTAACGCCCTCGATCCGCTCCCGGCGCTCGACATGGTTCCGGCCCAGCGTCCGGATTTCGGCGATCATGACCGTGCCGGCTTCGGTGATGCGGATCGCCTCCAGTTCGGCGAGCTTGCGCAGCTGGGTACGAACCCAGTCGCGCGACCGGGTGATGGCGAAGGTTTCCAGCACACGCTGGAGCGACACTTCATTGAGCCGACCGTCTACCTGGAGGGCCAATTCCTTCAGGATCACCAGGCGGCCATCCTCGGCAGTCTTATCCTCGTAGCTCATGCTTTTTCTCGCAGATAATCGTCGATACGGTTGACGGTGCGGACGATGGTGCTGATCGAATTTTCCTGGCCGTTCACCTTGCCCAGGACATCGGCCAGCTGGATGCGAAGGGCGCTGATGTCATCCTTGGTCGGGAGATGCTTGAACTCTCCCTCCAGCGAAATCTGGCGGTCCTCGACATGGTCGAGCCGATCCTCCAGCTTCTTGACGCGATCGGCCGCTGCGGACTGGCTCTTCGTGTGCCAGCTCCACAGCATGTTCGCGATGCTGACCAACACCGCGACGAACGACAGGAAAGAGCCTGCTCCACTACTCACGATTTCCCCCGTGTCTTCAGGACTTACAAACATGGATCACGGCCCTTTCAGGGCTGCGCATTCGGGTCGATCGACGCGGCACGCCCCCAGGCGTCGATCAGATGCTCCAAGCGAACGGTGTTGACCGTCACGGCTTCGGCTTCGGCACCATCCAGGGTGGCCGTGTCACCGGGCCGCAAAGCTCCGGCGGACAGGGCGGGAACTGGGGACAGGCACGCGTCTGCGACACGACCGGCAGCGCCGGCTGGACGCGCTCCACCGCCCTGGCGCATCCACTCAGCAAGAGCAGCGCGAGCGTCGGCCAGATCAGCCGTGTAACCATGCTTCACCTCCGAAAGATTGGCGTCCCATTCACGCTGGACGCGGGCGATATTGGCCTCGTCGCGCCGGGCCGCCTCGATGCGGGCCGCGCGGACCAGATCGACCAGCTTGAGCATTTCGGCCTTCTGGTCGCGGAACTTGCCGTGCCAGGCCGCCACCTGGTCCTTGCGGCTGGCGGCGAGGTCTTTGGCACGGTGCAGGGCGACATGCTGGAGCAGGCCGATCAGGATCAGTCCTAGGATCAGCATCCGCGACGGCCGGGCCAGCAGCCAGCGCAGCGCTTCGACCAAGCGCTCCAGCAGGGCGCCCAGGATCATGCCCGCGACATCCGCGAGCGCCCAGCCCAGGCGCGCGATCATGCCCGGCCCCGCGCACGGCGATGCCGGCGACGCGTGCGACGGCTGACGTGCAGGCGATTGGGCTTGAGTTTGCGGCGAGCGGCCGGCCCCTTGCTGCGGCGCAGCTTATAGCCGGACGCGACCAGGGCGACACGGCGGGCGCGCTTGCGGGCATTGCTTGTGACCGGCTCGGGCGCGATCATCGCCACCCGCTCAGACCCCATCGCCGCCATGACAGGCATCGCCATCACTGCCAGCACAATCCCGCGCATGAAGCCCACCGCCCTCATTCCGCCACCTTCGGCGTCAGCGTGCGTTCGGGTGTCAGGTTGGTGAAGCAGGCGCGCATTTCATCATTGCGCCGGTTCGTGAGGCCAGTGACCACGACCTTGCCCGCCTTGTTCCACAGGGCGAACGCCTGGCACGCGGAATACCAGTCCCCGGCCTTGAACTGCCTGGCCATGGTCGAGCCGCAATAGCCCGCGACGCCGATATTGTAGGCGACGCTAATCGCGGCGCCGAGCTGATAGACGCTGGCGGCAATCTGGGGCGTGCAGGCCAGGACGCCCTTGCCGAAATCACTGGTGATGGCCTTGCGCAGAAAGGCACGGCACTCGCCCAGCGTGTAGCGCTTCATCGTAACGCGGGTTTCACCGGTGCAGACGGTCCACTTGCCGACGATGTCCTTGTACGGGACCAGGGCCGGGCCGCCCGGCCCATTCTCCCATTTCTCGATCAGGCCCGTCGCGACCTGCTGGGCGGGATCGCTGACGACCATGCCGACCGGTGCGGCCACCAGCGCACTGGCAGCGACCAGGCCGATCGCGCTTTTGCCAGGTGCCTCAGCCATGGGCGGGAACCTGTTGACGGGCGGGGAGGTTTTGGGCTTTGTCCATGGCCTCTTGTCGGCCAAGGATAGCGCTCAACCCATGACCGCCAGCGCGGCCATGGCTTCAGAAAAACGAGAGTTGGCGGTCTGGCTCGCTACCCTTTTCGGGCGGGCCGTCCATCCGGGCGAACAGGCTGTTGACGCCCGTTTCCGTCATGCCGAGCTTAGTGGCGATCTCGCCATTGCTATGCCCGGCGGCGCGATAATGGCGGGCGCGAAGCCCGCGAGCAAGGGGCACGCGCAGATAGTCGGGCGACTTGCGTTCGGACAGGCGCTCGGCGGCGACCAGGCCGACCGCCTTGGCGATCTCGCCGTCCGCGTCGATCTTACGGGGAACATAGAGGCGACGCCCACCGAAATTCTCGGCGAGCGCAATGAAGGCGCGCTCGCCGAGCAGGGCCACCAATTCGGCGACCAGATGTTCGGAGGTGACGCGCCGGCTCATCAGATGAACAGCCCGATCAGCAGGCCGATGGCGAAGGCGAGCGCCAGCCAGCCGGCCGAGTAGCCGCGCCGCCGGACGGTCGCACCACCAACCAGCGGTTGCGTTTCCCAGGCAAGGTGATGGTGGCCACCGCGCGCCGCGTCGAACCGGCGGCTCACTTGCCCATCTCCTCGAACGCGGCCTGGCCGCCATGGTCGCGCAGCTTGGCGCCCAGCGCCGCCGCCATCCGCTCCAGTTCCTGCGTTTCGAACACGGCCCGGTTCGCGGCGCCGAGACCGGTCAAGCGGAATGCCGCCTCGCCCAGCAGCCAATGATCGGCGGCGATTCCCGCCCGCTTCAGCTTGGCAAGGATGGCCTCGCAAAGGCGGACCTTCAGCACATGGACATAAGCGACCTTTGAAAGGCCCTTGGCCGACTGGTCCCAGCCATGACGATCGGCGATCGCCTTCAATGCCTCAACCAGCTTGTCGCCCTGGGTCTGGTCCGCCCACTGGAACTTGGTGCAGTGTAGCTGGCGACAGGCGAAGGCCTCCAGCGCCTTGTCGCCACGGATTGCCTGGGCCGGCTCTTCCCGCACCGCGCACAGATGCGCCAGGCTGATCCACATGACGCGAGCCTTGCGCGCCAGGGGATGGTCGGCGCGCTTGGCAGCGCCGGGCCGCTTGGCCGTCGCGCTGAAGCCGCACCGCTCGAAATGCGCCACGACCAGGCGCAGCTGGGGCACTGTGCAATCGCGCGCGCTGGTTGTGCCAGCGAGCCGCAGCAGGGCGCCCTCATAGGCATCGTCACTCAGACCCAACTGGTCCTTGGCGATATGCACTTTGGCGAGCAGGATGTTGCGCGTCTTCTTGTCGGCCGGGACGGCCGCTGAGGTCGAAGCCATGATCAATCCTCCTGAAGGTTGCGATAATGATCGCGCAGTTGATCGGTGCGGCGCCGGAAATCGGCATCGCGTTCGCGGAGCCTGGCGGCGGTCTGGTAGGCCGTTTCGATCACGCCGTGCCGACGATCGCCCAGGGCGCGACCCAGCATGCCGTTGCTCGCCTCGATCAGCTCCCGCGACAGCCACACCACGGCGGCGCGCGCCTGAACCAGCGGCCGGGTCCGGCCGGGTCCGATCACGGCATCCTTGGGCAGGTGCATCTGATAGGCCACGTCGGCGATGATGTTGGCGATCGGCGCCGGGAAACGCAGATCGCGGCTGATGTGGATGATCTGCGCCGTCATCGGCCGGCTCCCAGGCCAAGCGCGAACGCCAGCCAGATCAGCACCGCCGCAGGCGAAACCCAGGCCCAGTTGATCACGTCGGCCGGATGGACAGGGTCACCGGTCACCGGATCGGTCAGCAGCGCCTTGCGCGCCTTCTCCAGCAGCCGGATCATGCTGCCACCGGACGGCTGGCGCGCTGGGCAAAGGCCTCGGCGATATGCTTACCGGTCAGTTCTTCGCCCTTAGACCGGGCAATGGTGACCGCCACTTCCAGGGTGAAGGTGCAATCACGCAGGCCGCCTGGCCGCGATGCGATATCCTTGAGAATGCCCACCGCCTTCTCATCATGAACGCCCCAGGCAGCCGCCTGCGCCTCGGCATCCTCGGGAAAAGCCTGGGCGATAACCATCGTCTGGCTGACGCGGCTGAACAGCTGGGCCAGATAGGGCGCAGTGCGGGACGTGCCTTCCATCTGAGAGGACACATGCTCATTGCCGACCAGCAGCACGCCGACCGTGATCTCGCGCTCATCCCACCAGCCGCGAATTTCCTCCAGCATGTCGATGTTAAGATGCTGCGCATCGTCGAAGATCAGCAGCGCATTCTTGAATTTCAGTTCCGACACGACCCAGCGCGACAGATCGTCGCTGGAACCGCGCGCGGCCTTGTTGCCCATGGCGATCAGCACGGCCTTGCAGAGCGCCGTGATCGTCTTCATCGACTTGCGGCAGCGGATGAAATAGGCGTTCGACGCGCGGTTGGTATATTCGATCAGGCCTTCCGTCTTGCCCACGCCAGGCGTGCCGACCAGCACACCGACCCGGCCTCGCTGCGCCCAGGTGGCAAGGCTCATAGCCATCCGCGCCGCGCGGGTTTCGAAGAAGGGCGGGATTTCAGGCGCCTCGATCCGAAGCTCTTCCTGCGCCTTCAGCGTCTGACGGTAGCGATAGACCTCCTGCGCAATCTTCTCATTGCCGCGTTCAAACTTGGAATTGTTGTAGGTGCCGCCGCAAAAGGCCGACAGGGTCGACCCGGCGCGACCGATCGGATTTTCCAGGCGGGTCCAGCTGAAGCCGGTTTCGGCCTTGTGCGCGATCAGCCATTCGCGCTGGTCCAGAACGAAATCGGGGGTGGCTTCTATTTCGTTGATGTTGATCATGCTAACTCATCCTC